CGCTCTGTGAAATCCTTCCGCATCCTTTAACGTGTTATTCTCATCCAAGAACTTGCCTACGAAGTTATTCAGGTTAGATTGCTGCTCTTTTAATGTAGCTGCATCTGCTGGTTTGTACTTCATCGTTTGTCCTCCAACATTTATCTCGAAACCTTCGAAATTATTGGAAAATAAACTAGCTGTCTTTTCAGTAAACACTTCAGAACGCTTTGAGTTTTGTGCTTGTGTGTCTTCAAGCGTTTTTCTATATTGCTTAAAGGACTCATACGACTCTTTCTCTGAATCTGGAACAAAGGTATCACTTGACTCAAGCGGAACCTTGTACTGTTCTTTTAACCCATTGAAGTAATCCTTAGCCTTCTTAAGCTCTTTTTTTAATAACAACTCCTTCTGCTTGATCTCTCTATCATCTGCGTATTCTGGAGCTTGGAAAGTTTCCATCTCAAAGTCAATATCAGAATCATCAAATTCTGGATTCTGAACCTTTAAGTACTCACGCAGGATATTGTTTGGATCTAGACTATCATAGTCACGATTAAGTGAATTGAAGTCAGCAAAACCTCTACCAGTTTCTTTCTTATACTTTAGATAAGTTTTTACATCCTCTGGTAGATCCTCGTTGTCATTTCTAGTTTGGAATAACTCGTCAATAGAGTTAATCTCCTTACCGTATCTTGTGTTAATATGTGAAAGAACTGTGTTATCATCTAATTCTGCTGTAATAGTTTCTGCGACTTGTTCTTGTACTACATCTTCTACTACTGCGTCTAACTCTTCTTTTTCTTGAAGTAACTTCTCTTCTACTTCTTGGATGGATTTATTTTCCCCATCTTCATCACGTTCAACTTTGAATGCGCTCATTTTATTTGATTTAAATTTGTTACAAAATTAACTAAAAAATTAATACTAGAAATCACCACTTTACAACATTAGACCAATACGCAGCAGAAAGCTTTCCTTTAGCAATATTTTCTGCATGTCTAGCCTTGAATGATTCCCTTCTTTTTCTATATGCTTCTGATTCGTTACTCTTTTTGGGAGATCCAGAAACACCTTGCTGACCAAAACGAATAGTTTTAATCTTATCTCCAGATTTAGCCACAACAACATGTGATTTAGTTGGATGACTAGGAGTCTTCTTAGGCTTGTTATATCCAGAAACTCCAGCTCTTAATAATATTGAATCTTTCATTTTTTATGATATGGGTTCTTTTTATGCCATTCTTTAGTAGCCTTTAATCCTTCCAATAAAGTTTTTACATTTGCCTTTTTAGTAAGGTTAATTTTATCATACTTACCATTACTAATGTTAGTATGCTCAACTACAACATCACCTTTCTTATTCTTTTTAACAGTATGTTTAACTCCTTGTATAGATACCTTTGCCATATTATATAGTTTCAAATATTTTATTTCTTATCATATTACTTAGGACCAAACTCACTAAAGTCAAAGTCATCGCTCAGGTTATCTATTCCAGACTCAAAGTTCTTTGGAGGAGTTCCCTTCTGTCTTTGCTCAATTAACGCTGACTGTTGAGATGCTTGTATCTTAGTTCTATCATCCTTTCTAGATTCCTTATTATCTTCTCTTTTTGCTAATAAGTCTTGATCAATACCTCTTAGTTGCATGTTATAGTTAAACTCTTCAGCCATTAATGCCTTCTTAAGTTCTGCTTCAATCTGCATCTTTCTAATCTCACCTTCAATCTCAGCTTGCTTAACAGCTGTCTTGATTTGTGCTTCAGCTTGTATCTGCTCCATTTTAGCTTGAGCTGCAGATTCTTGAGACTGTTGGTTTACTGAAGCTTGCATATTCATTCTAGACTCCTCTGCCTTTTGAGCTTCAGCCACCTTTCTTTTTCTTCTGAACTTAAGAAGCTCGTTAGCCATCTTAATGTTCTTCATGTTTCGAATATCAATTACATCCTCAAGCTCAATTGATTGATTCTTAAGTGCAATCTGAATATTCATTTCTAGCATCTCTTTCTCTTCTTGATCTGGAGCCACTTCGATAAATATTCCAAAAGATCTTAATGGAAACTCCATTATGTCTTTTAATATTTCTATATTGTTATTACCAATCTGCATTGCAAATTCCTCTGCAAAGTCTGCATGCTTGATTATATCTCCAATTCTTAATGATACCCCTTCAGCTAATCCTTTAGTTATTGCATGTCCTGCATCCAATATATGACGAGTTGCTGTGTTAGAGTTTAATGCTGCTAACTTCTGCAATCCAACCAATGATCGAGAGTCAGGATTAGATCCATCCCTAGCCTCATTAAGACCAGTGGTATCACGAATCATATTCAACTCAAAGTTATATGTTCCAATAAGCATCTGTAGCTTATTACTTCCAGAGTTAGTTGTTAGCTCTTGTACTGGTATCTTAGCATGATTAAATTCACCCTCAGTTGTAAATGATCGTCCAATGATAGATCCAGTTTGGAAGTATAGGTTCAATGCATCCTCTGGAGTATATGCTGCAGCCGTACCAAGATCTACCTCGTTGATACCATCTGCATCAATAAACACCCCATCAGGAATTACCTTTGCCTTTATCTGTTGAATCTTAAGGTGAGTAAGTTGAATACTATCCAAGTGTGGAATCATTCTAGCCACTAAGGATTCATAAACTCCCTTATACATTCTTGGAGCATACGCTACAAATGGAGATAGTGCGTTCTGTGTTGGAGCCTTTGGTCGGATCATGTTCTTACACATCTCCCACTTAAGTAACTTCCCAGAACCAGCAACCAATACTCCTTCATACCATACATCTCTTGGTATATCGAATCTCTCAAATCTACCCTCGCTATCCGCTACAGCTGGGTTGAATGTTTCATCCTTTTGTGAGTGTCTTACGCCTCCATTCTTTAAGAACTTCTTCTTATATACAGACCTAGATATTGTCTTATAGTTAAAATATATAAGAGTAACCATCTCATTTGAGAATGCCTCCTCTTGAAATCTTTTTGTAGCTGGAAAGAAATCCATCCATGCAGATCCTGCTCCTTTGATATCCTCTAACTCTTCATCTGTTATGTTAGGGTTTATCTTAGTAACCTCTGTGTAGTGAACATTCTTTACAAACCCATCATAATATCTGTCAGAAAAATCTGGCTCTTCACAGTAACTATGTATCCAATTTGCGGGATCCATATATTCAATACGGAGTCCATCATTTGGTAAAAATGTGTGTCTTGCGACAGCAACGCCAAGTACTGTTTGATCATAGTCTAACTGTTTCTTTATCTTTTGATAGTTGTTATCTTCAAATATTGTATTGATTGCAGTTTCCTGAGCGATCTCAATTGATGGCTTATACTTAAGCTGCATGTATAGAGATAACTCTTCATCATTCTCTGGTAACTCATCAGGCTTAACGTTAAACGCATCAACTCCAAACTGTTCCTTAGTCTGTGTCAGGAAGTCTTTAGCAATCATATCTGCCTCAACAACCTTTTGGAAACTATTCTTACGCTCTGCAGAAAGTATGTCCTGAGATTCTGCCTTGATAGAAAATAATCTATCCTGCATTCCATTAACCACGATATCAACAAACTTAGGAGCAATCTTAATTATATCCCAGTTCAAGTTTATATGAGAAAGGTCTCCATGGTGAGCCATCAATGGCTTATACTGTTCCCTAGACTGCTCGCCTCTAGCGTACAGTCTTAGTTTATGAAAGTCTTCGTATCGGCTATAGTATCGGCATCCAGATCCAACTCTTCTGAACCACTCTCCTTCAATAGCTTTACCTACTTCTAGACCAAATTTTTCTGTTGCTTTTTCTTGATCAGATGCGTTATCTGAAGGAAAAGATGCTGTACTTATTGTTACTGAGGGTTTATCCATTATTGATTATTTCGCTTTTTGCTCCTGCATTAGAATACCTTGCAAAATTAAGTAATATTTTTGGTTTTGGTTTTTCAACTATAAACGCATGTCTATTCGTTGCCATAATGGCAAATCCAGAGGATATGGACGCATCATGTTTTGTTCTATTGTTTATATCGAACTTAGCCCAATCCTCAAGGGTTCTAGTAAAATACATTGACCCCATCTCATCTGAGTCTCTATAGTGACCCTCTAGATCCAGTCCTACATGTTTTTCTATGTAGGTTTCAATTCCAGTAGCGTGTGCTTGAAGAACGTCAACGGAAGATGAAGGTATACCTCCAAGCTCTTTTTCTGTCTTCGAAAGTCTTTCCTTATGCTTGTCTGGACGGTTCATAGAGTAGCCTCTATATCCTCTGTTCTTGAAGTGATACAAAAGTCTTGCTTTGTTGTTTTCTGCAAGCATTGGCATTCCGTAGAATATACATGCCATAAGAACTTCTTCATAAAAGATCTCAGCTGTCTGCGGTCTTGCTATATACTCCAGGAAGAACTCATTGATCGGTGCATCCTCCATATGAAACATAGTCTTTCCATGAAGAGCACCATTCGATCCTCCACCACCAACGGTTCCTGATATATCATAGGAGTCACATCCAAAAGCACCCATGTGTGTGTTTGCTGGAAACTTAACCCCATTCTTACTTATTACCTTATTCCTAAGTGATACTGGTGGAACCCATGATACGGTAAATCTACCCTTTGGATCTGGAGTCCATATCACCTCACTATCTAAAACTCCGTCCTTCCATGAGAAGTAACCCTTGGTAAGAACTCTGTCCTTGATTAGAGAGTCGTTATAGTCGATCTGCTGGTATATCTTTGTTAAATTGAATAAAGACTCCTTTGACTCGTCTCTGAATGCGTGAGACTCTGTACGTGGATATTGTCTATAGAATTCATTTAACGCATCCGCATCACCTTTTAATGATTCCGCTTCATTGTTCCAGTAATGTATAACACCAATCTTTATTAACTCGCCATCTATTCCTAGAACTGGCTTCTTAGGATCCTCCAAAACAGCATGCCCGAACTCGTCAATGTATCCCTCGTAGTTATGCTCCATTGGAATAAATAAAGAATACAATCCAGATTTTGTTTGACCATTGGCAGATCTATTCCTTGGGTTTGAATCATTATACAACTGCTTGAAGTTAGCACCACCCTTTGATAGTGCGTTAGATGTTGATCCCATCATACACTTTCCAACTACCCTACTACCTAATCGAAGACATGTCTTGGTTACTCGCCAGTTGTTCTGAATGTTATTTGGAGCTAGCCATTTACCAGATTCATCATGAGCTAGGAACTTTAATTTCTCACCATCGTATGAGTTATCAGCTGTAGCTCTGTGATCTATTGTGGTATCAAGTCCTTCGATCTCTTCCTCTACATGCGCTTCAGTCATACTCCTTCTGGTAATCTTTCTTGCTGGAAGTCTAAACGATATCTCCGTCTTTGGATTATCCATACCATCCTGCAATGGCTTGAAAAAGAATGGGTAGTTTCTAAGGATAGGTACAACCTTATCTGTAAACATAGACTTAGCATCTGGCGCAGTCTTTGATAGTATACCAAGCTTTGAATCCTTTACAAGTGTACCAATGTTTACAATCTCACAAGATGACATAAACGAGAATCCAGATCTACGATTCTTTAGATAGCACATACCAAAAGATCTACTATCAGCCTTGCATGCCTCCCAAAAGATATAGAATATTCTGTTTGATTCTCGAAAATCTGGTAGTCCGACATCAATCTTTGACCACTGCAAATACATGTAGTGGGTTCCAGTGATGTATGTTTTTTCTGAATTATTAACAAACCAATGACCTAGGTCTCTTCTGTCAAACTCACCATCTATGTAGTCTATGTATTTATACTTAAACTCATCTGGGTATTTATTCCATTCTGTGATAGTCTTTATCCTAGATAACTCTTTAGGATACTCGCTAGGTTTCCATCTAGAATTATTATTATCTATAGACTTAGGAACCGCTGGAAGGGCTATCTTTAATCCGTTTATCTCATAAACCTCACCAATGGTTCCGTCCTTAGATATAATTACAATATCATAATCCTCGTTATAGCCATATACCCATGACTTTGATTTGTTCTTTGCACCTATTACTTGAGGTGGAACAATTCCTTCAATTACAGTATGTAGTCTATTACTTGCCATTCTTTTTAGCTCTTCCTTCAGCAAATGATGATGGAATAACTACAACCTTTTTATCTTCTGTGTCAGCTAACTTACGCTCCTCCTCTATCTTATTAAATATATAAAGCGCATCATCAAATGCTAACCTCTTAGCTGATGCTGCAGTCTTCATTTTCTCAGGAGCTAAGTCGCCACTGTCACTATTATCTATAATACTATCCTTTAGTACTAGTATAAGTTCTTCTACAGCCTTTGATCCAGCTTCTAGGATTCTTGATTTAGTATCAGACATACATCACTTAGTTTCATTCTATATAACAACTCTCCATCAATATCAAACTCATACTCACTGTCTGGTGAGAAGACAATATACTGTCCTATCTCTATAGTTCCATGCGGTGCGAATTTTATGATTCCATGCTGTTTTTCATAATTCTCAATTGATAATAAGAATCCTTGTATCTTATCAACTGGCTTTACAAAGCAGTACGGACTCATGGCTTTCCAATCAAAATCATCTTTTTTATACAGATAGATTGCTTCTTCATCAATGAAGTACATATCCTCCTTTATAAATGCAGATGACAACTCCTCTTCACCAAGCATATTATTTATAGTTCTAAACGTGTTGTGATGCGTAACTATTGTGCAACCATCACTCAGTTCTCCAACATAACCAGAAGGGGTGGAAATTATCTCAGCATATCTGTTTGTGTAGCTGGCATCCTCGATAGTTGCCGACATAACGATGTCTTCTCCATTAATTTTCTTTATGCTAGAATACTTCTTACCTCCTTCTGGTCTAATTATAA